TGCAAGCTGCCCTAGAAGGTGATATGGCGGCTGCGGCATCTTTTAAACAGGCAGCATCACTAATTGGTAGAGGTTAAGTAGAATGCGTCTATCCCATAGAGCCCTAGCTCTCGTTATTTTTGCATCAGCAATCCTCCTTTCTGTGATAAGCCCGCTTCGCGAGTTTTTCACATCTCCTGGTACGATGGTACAACTCGTAACAAGTCGTGTTCCCACAGCGGAAGACTATAATTACTACAATAATGTCTATCCTCATGTTGTCCGTCGTGAAATTGCGGACATGACCGGTGAAGATCCTGGACAACTCCACCCCTGGACATTTCCATATGTTAGTCGCTAGGCTTAAAAAATCATAAAGAGAGAGTACAGTCATAATGGAAAACTTAATTCTATATACATCCCCCTTTTCGAAACACCGAGTTGGCAGACCCAATGATGGTGGCTACGTTATTGTTAAACTTCCTGACACATATGATTTATTTATATCAGGCGGAATAAATGATGATACGAGTTTTGAAGAGCATTTTGTAAGTCTCTATCCAGATGTACCCTGCTACGCTTTTGATGGAACAATTAATGCCTTACCTGTTCCAAGTCAAAAAATTAACTTTGTAAAGAAGAATCTGGGTGCAACAAATACTGATACTCTTACAGATTTACATGAATATATGATAAAGTCAAACAACATTTTCATGAAAATGGATATTGAGGGACACGAATATCGAATTATGCCTACATTAATACGGAGTAACTATATACAGAAAATTAAACAACTTATCATTGAAATTCATACTCCTGGCGATATACAACTCTATCCTGATTATTTTAAGGGGCTGTCCGATATTCAAAATGAACATATGTTTGATTTATTAAATAAAATAAATAAGACACATACGCTGGTTCATTTTCATGCGAATAATGGTTGTAAAATTCAAATGGTAGAAGGAATTCTTTTACCACATGTATATGAACTCACATTTATACGAAATGAGTTTGTTCCTGAAAAAGTGCGAAATACGGATGCACTTCCTACAAAGTTAGACATGCGAAATATAAAAGAGAAACCTGACTACTTTTTATTCGGGCATCCGTATACCGTATCAGGCGGAGTCTTAAATTGACCTCACAAACTGCCAATCAAGGTCTTCACATATTTTTTGCCAGATTTTATCCTGTGTATAGAGTTTATCACGATTCTTCAAAAGTGGAAAATTTGGTAAATAATCATCAAGTTCCAGGAGTTCACAGAACTTGTAGAGAACATAGGAATATGAAAGGAAATTGCTCCGTCCCTTCGGGCAATGCTTCTGAAAATGCGGCTGAATCTCCTTAAACATATACCGCAACTTTTCTTCAATCTCACGATTCATCACAGGGGCATTCTTGCCATTGAGACGATTTGTAATATGAGGAACGTGTTCATAATATTTATTCGCCTTGATTTTCTTTAAAATCTCCCGAATCTTCGCAGGCTTCAGACCTTCAAGCTGTGTAATTCGCTCCTTTTTTAGTTCAAGGAGAATCTGGTCGTAGATCTCCTGCGGAATATCGGTACACTCCTTTGCTTGAAACTGTGCGAGCCATTCATTAAAATGGTTAATACGCTTGTATGCATAATAACTCACTTCACGAGGCGGATCCTTGTAACTCGGCTTATCACTATCCATCAGAACAAACTCCTGATTTCCACATGCTGTACAACTAAACATGGCTTCATTTGAACTAAAAATCATTTCAGCTGAGCATAAATCACATAGACCAAATCCACTTTCAGCTTCAACCGATGTATTTCGTGCATGTCCAGGGTCAACTTTCTGTAGATATTTATCGAGGAGTTTATCGCGCTGTAAATTCTCACCCTTTATCTCCTTTTTCAGTTCCGCTAGGGCTACTCCTGTTTCACCTGCCGCTTCTTGAAGTGCCGCGAGGACACTCCCCGGCTTCACATAACTTCTGGTGGTTTGAAGACTCTCTACACCATTCTGAATCTTCTCTTGGATATCATAATACGTATAAAGTATATCGCCGGTTTCCAAGAAATAGTTCAACATATCCTCCTCCTTTGTGATTGATTGAATCTCACGCTTCACTTCGCGAAGCTTATTCTCCTTAAGATTTCGTTCAATTATATTCTCACATGTCTCAATTTCTCGAAGTAGTTGTTTTTCATGTAGTTTCAATGAAGTAACTCCCTCTTTTTGTTCCAAAAGCTGGGACATTTTTACCTGGTGAATCGCATCTAGCGTAGTACGAGCCTCCGGATTAGAACGCTTTGTTGGTCTTATTTTGAAGTAGGGTTCTCCCATACTAAACTCTATTCAGATTTCTTGAATCTGTTTAGGCTTCAAAGAGAATTTTTCTCTTCGCGCCAAAATTATTTTCTAAGTTGAGGTTATAAACTAAAATGACAGGAGGTGGTCTTATGCAACTTGTAGCTTATGGCGCGCAGGATGTTTACCTCACGGGCAACCCCCAGATCACCTTCTTCAAGGTGGTCTACCGTCGCCACACGAACTTCGCCATGGAGGCGATTGAGAACCCGTGGAACGGCGCGCCGAACTTCGGCAAGCAGGTCACGTGCACGATCCAGCGCAACGGTGACTTAATCTACCGTATGTACCTCCAGGCGACGCTGCCGAGCGTCTCCCTCCTTGCGTCTGACGGCTCTGGCGCCCAGTTCCGCTGGCTCAACTGGGTTGGACACAACCTCATCGACTGGGTTGAACTCCAGATCGGCGGACAGCGCATCGACAAGCACTATGGACAGTGGCTCCACATCTGGAATGAGCTCACGCAGGAGCCTGGCAAGCAGGCTGGCTATGCCAAGATGGTGGGCAACATCCCGCAGCTCACGAACCTGCTGGTTCAGGGCGGCGAGTCTTGCGACAACTACTGCTCAGGCGGCGAGCCGAATAGCTCCAACGAGGTCCTCAACTGCTCCCCTGAGTACACGCTGTATGTACCGCTCCAGTTCTGGTTCTGCCGCAACCCTGGTCTTGCGCTCCCGCTCATCGCGCTCCAGTACCACGAGGTCCGCATCAATCTCCAGTTCAACGACCTCACGAACCTCTGCTGGGCGTACACCCCGCAGGCGTCGTCGACGACGGCGATCCAGACCCGTGTTGGCAACAACGGACTCGTCGCGTGCTCCCTGTATGTCGACTACATCTACCTCGACACGGATGAGCGCCGCAAGTTCGCGCAGGTGTCCCACGAGTACCTGATTGAGGTCCTCCAGTTCACGGGCGGTGAATCCATCACGTCCAGCTCCAACAAGCTCAAGCTGAACTTCAACCACCCGTGCAAGGAGCTTGTCTGGGTCGTCCAGCGCGACTCCTTCACGAGCTGCGACACGAACGTCATCAACCCGTGGAAGGGACAGCAGCCGTTCAACTTCTCTGACTGGTGGGACCGGTCAGTCCTTGAGTCTGGCTACTCCGTCACGCGCGTTGAGGGCATGGCGGGCGGCAACCCGTGCGTAACGGCGCTCATCCAGCTCAACGGTCACGACCGCTTCCAGGTACGTGAGGGACGCTACTTCAACGAGGTCCAGCCGTACCAGCACCACACCAACATCCCGTCTGTTGGCATCAACGTCTACTCCTTCGCCCTCCAGCCGGAGCAGCACCAACCGTCAGGCACGTGCAACTTATCACGCATTGATAACACCACGCTCCTCCTCACGGTATCTAACAACGCGGTTGGCACGGCGACGTCCTCCACGGTCTACGTCTATGCGACGAACTACAACGTTCTTCGCGTGATGTCTGGCATGGGTGGACTTGCTTACTCAAACTAAGCGTGAAACCACCCATGGGTTTCCGGTTCTTAGTGGTTTTAATTTTTTCATAGTTATTGTTTTCGTATAAAATTTGATAATTAATTTCATATCCATTCTGTAGAAAACACAATGGATCTGGAATATAAAACTGGATATCGTAACTCAGGACGTAAACCAGGTATTATTGACTATAATTTTGTAAAATATAATGATAAAGAATATATTATTGGTACTATTCAACATAATGGAGATGATGTGAAGTTTATATTTGATAAGGAAGATTTTCCAAAAATTGAGAAAAGACCCTGGCATTTATCATCTGGAAAATATATTGGTTCTACATTTTACTTGGATGGTGGTGTTAAATTAGAACTGTATCTGCATAATCTTATTATGGATAAAATTACATTTGACGGTAAAGGAGCAAAAGAAACAGTAGATCATATTAATCGTAATGGGCTTGATAATAGAAAAGAAAATTTAAGAATAATTACACAATCACAACAAAATATAAATCAATCAAAAAAAATAAGAACTGTAATTCTTCCAGAAGAATGTAATATAAAACCAAATGAAATTCCTAAACATATTTGGTATGTAAGAGCAAATGGATTACATGGAGATCGTTTTGCCATCGAATTTAAAACAGAAGGAATTTGTTGGAAGACTACTAGTTCAAAAAAAGTAGATATTCTTCAAAAATTACAGGATGCAAAAGAAAAACTAAAAGAATTTTACATAAAGTTTCCTCATTTGAACCCAGAATATGAAATGGATAGGTGTAAAGAATTAAATGAATCATTTACTAAAATCACTGCCTAGAAGATGCAAGAACAATACCGACAATTGCCATAGAACTCAGTAAAATTAAAATTACAGCATATATACAAAACCACGTCATTGGAGAAAATAATGGTTCAGTGACGGGAGCTATAGATGGATGCTGTGAATTCTTGCGACAAATTGGACAGAATGGAAATTCTAGATTACTAACCTCATGTTTTTCGCGTATCCATTGATTCCAGCAAACTGGATGAACATGAAATCGACAGCCGCATGTTATATATTTACTACTCTCTACAAGTGTAGCATCACTTTCATGGGTAAGTTCAAGACAGACAAAACATTCATTGTCAGGCACAACTGCTGTAAGTTCAGTAAGTGAGGTTGTTGAAGTTGACGGCTTCATTAAAAAAAATATGGTGTTATTTCTATAAGTACTACCCAACAATCACCCTTCGACGCCGAAGTACAGGACCTTGAATTTCCGTTGGAACATCAATCTCTTCACCACTCATCCAGGTCGCAACCTTGCCTAGAGTACCCACAACGGCAAATAGAGCTGCGACGAGCATAGCCTTATACATACTCTGAGAATGAAGCATAAGACCCATAAGAATCTGGCAGAAACTACTATCCATTACGACAAGACTCTGAACAAAACCGAAAATACCTCTTGGTGCACAGAAACACATGTAGATATGCGTAGCAGACCATGCTACGAATCCAATTCCAATCGCACTTAGGAACCCCCATCCACCCAATTGCTTACATGTATTTGAACACCGTTCCCTGTATGACATACTTTCTTTGACCTGTTTCCGGTAAAGTATTCACATCAAATTTTTACCTTGACATAATAGAATGGATATTTCAAACCCTACAGACTCTCAAGACCTGGTATTCATAGGCACCGCTGCCGTATTTGTAGAATTTGTAATTCTTTTTCTAATTAAATATGCCGGACCCAACCCCACAGTGGGAACTATGGCACTTAATGATTGGTATGAACGTTTTGGCATTTTTGCTGTGGCTGCAGATATTTTAAGTGCAATAATTGGCATTATAGGCGCCCGTTTTCTCTATACTTATTTTTTCAAATCCGTCATGGACTGGTCTCCGCTCTATTTTATTTTATGCGTAGTTCTCTTCCAGGTTTTCCATGACATCTTTTTCTATCTTACAACTATCAAGACTCTTCCCCGCGGCTATAATGAAATGATTGATGTCTTCCAGGATTATGCGAATGAAAATGGTGCAAAGATTCTTGTTGCGGATGCTGGAATTGTAATTGGTACAGCACTTGGCGCAATGTATCTGAAATCGATTCCTCTCCATTTTGTATTCATAAGTCTAGTTGTTGTACTCTATGCGCTCTGTTTTATTCTCTTTACGGCTCCTACACCTACAGTCTCCCAGAAGTATCAGGAGAAGACTTCTAGTTCTAAGGCACCGCAGCAGCAGCAGCAACAGCAGCAGCCGCAACAGAAGCCTAGTTTTCAGCAGGACCGTCAACAGGGACTTCTAGACCCTGGGAGTTTTGATTCTCAACAATTACACACGCCGTTCGATCCGCAAGCAGCATATTAAGAGCAGCAATACGTCTCTCTAAGGCACCACCGTGCTGTTTCTTTGACTTATGTTTCCAATGCCATTCAAATGACAATGCGTCATGTTTGTTAAAGGGTCCAACATAACAGTAACGACGCCATGTCTCTCCTGCAGATACACGAGCCCGAGTAGCTTTTGCTCCACCCGAAAGCTCGCATCTATGCTGACGCAACCGACGATCCACATCGACAGTTGCGCCAATATATGTTCCACCACCTGATGAGACTAGACAATAACAGTACCAAGGTGCTTCCATTCTATACTAGTTTAGCCATTTCTCTTTAGAAGTGCCACTCCATCTCTCTCAGCATTTTCAAATACAAGAGAAAATCCATTTTTCTGTGCGTCTTCTAATACTCTATTTGATTTCGTAGTGTTGTCTACAAAAATATATTTCGGATTTAATTTGCATGCTTCCTGATAATCGGAAAATTCACAAAACTTTTCACCATTCAGAATAAGTAAATCAATATTTTTCCTAACTGTTAGAGTAGCCGCATCATTAAATTTTTTTGTATTCGATTCATCTTTAATCTCTTCATCTATCATTGATTTTGAAATATGAGCATTGTAAAATTCAATCATATCACTACCAGGTCTCTCTTTCCAATTCTCAAGTGAAAGTGCTATATGTAATTTACTTATGTCAAGCGCAAGTATTTTTACAGGTATATATTCAGGGCGAGTTACTGCGCCTAGAACGCAGCAGAGAGTCGCACCAAGTCCATTTTTACAACCAGTTTCCAGAATTAAACTAACACTTAGATCATGTTGAACTAATCCCATAAGAACTTTTCCAGCAAGTGTATCAAGATTTGTCTCTCCTAAAGTAGCTTTTTTGCGTAATGTAATATCGTAAATACCCTGTGAAATCATAAATTCATTATGATACTGCGGATTCATTATATGAATAAATCCATCTGAATCACTTTTACGAAGAAATCCATTTGAATCAGTATATTTATCATAAATATCAAAAAAACCGTAGCCATAGGATCTACAGTTGTTAGCAATACATTCATTGAAAAAAAGATGATATTTTTTCCTATCCTCGTTCGTTCCTAAAAAAGGATATTCAGGATTATTCCAGATTGTCGCATCCACTTCAATGGGTGGAACCACATTATAGATATATGTAGTAAGTTTAGTAAATGGAGCCACAATCTCCTTTATTCCTTCAAAATAAGAATCGACTATGTTTTTGATTACACTTTGATATGTGGTAGTCGCATTTATATATTTATGAATATGACATCTGCAATCAATCTCTCCAAAAGAGAAAATAACTGTATCACCCTCAGCCACAGGAAACTTTCGTAAGTCAAGGCGCGCAAGTCTATCACGTCCAATTGTAAATGCAAGAGTTGATCCAATACTATTTGAACTTATATATGGAAGTTTATCAAATGGATGAACGGAGTGACTATCACCAAACGTGAAAATTGTCATATATTTTACTATAAGTTTACTTTTAGACCAACTCAAGATAATGTGCTCTACAGAGAGGTTCATAAATCTCCTTTCCTCCAACAAGTACTTGTCCACCCGTCTTCTTATCACTATAGGTAAAGAGAGCAGCAACAGGTGTCTTACAGCGACGACAAAAGGCATGGCGCTTTACAACCGTATCACAGTATGGAATGAGACTGAGTAGCTCACCGAAAGGTTCCCTTTCCGTATCACCATCTAGCCCCACGCAAATCACATCCTTCATATCAACTTCTACTGCGCGAAGAACAAACTCCTTGAGTCCTATAAAGAACTGTGACTCTTCAATAATAACAAGTTTCGCATCCATATAAAGTACGGTATGTACAATATTTCTCAAATCATGTACAGCAAACGCAGGATGCTTTTCATTATCATGGCTAACAAGAGCAGGTTTCTCACTGTAACGAGTATCGCTACTGTGAGTAATCACAAAGATGGGCCAACCAATTGCAGTATACTTGCGAATAGTACCGAGAAGTTCAGAGGACT